GGCAACCATTGCTCAAAGGATTATTGCAGCAGAATCCAAAGGCCCATCTGATGATGGATTTTTATCGGAAGCAGAAAGAGCACAATTATTAGATGAAGTGAGAAGTGTAGCGGATGAGATGGAAAAACAAACTAAAGATAAAGTTGATGATATTGAATTAGAGTTACAAGAAATTCAAAGTAAACTGGAAAACAGAAAATAAATGGGAATTTTTTCATTTAGGGATGATTATAGAGTATCACCTCTATCTAATAAATCTTACAATACTTCATCTGATGTAATTCAGGGAAAGGTAAAAAAAGTTTATTTAGATTTTGGTTTAACTCCAGGAGGAACTAAAATACTTCCAGGAGCAATTGAAGTGGATTTGGTTGCAAAAAACAAATCTACCACTGTTATAGCATATCCGGAGAATGAAAAATTTTTAGATTTGCCCCTACAAAGTGAACTCGTAGATGTTAATTTTGCAGGGAGTATTCCTGTCTATCGTAGAATAAATTTAAATAAAACAATTAATAATGGTGGACTGGATAGTAGTGCACCTCAACCTTCTACGCCTCAAACTGGTATAGGTAACTTTAAATCATTGAGCGGTGCATTAAGTGCGATAGGTGGATTCGGTGGAAATTTTGGTAATTATTTTAAAAAGGAGAAAATTGGAAGATTAAAACTTTTTGAAGGAGATACTTTATTACAATCTAGATTTGGTCAAAGTATTCGATTATCAGGTTTTAATAATGGTAAAAATGAATTTGCACCAACTATAACAATTAGAAACAAGCAAAAAGAAGCAGGTGGATTACTTGGGGTATTAGGCGGCGGAGGAGACGATTCAGTTCTAGAAGATTTAAATAAGGATGGTTCTACAATTTTATTATCAAGTGGTAAATCCGCTATAAATTTTGTACCAGGAACACCGGATAAATTAGGAGGTTCTAATTTCAAAACTAGACCGGATAAATCATCTAAATTTGTTTACATAGGATTGGATGATGATTTTGGATTTGAAGCCTATCCTTCTAAATTGGATGGTGAGCAAATATTCATAACTTCTGATAGATTAATCTTTTCCTCTAGAAAAAATGAAATGATTTTTTGGAGTAAAAGTCATTTTGGCATAATAACTGATGGTATATTTACTGTGGATACTGATAGGGGTATAAACATTAACTCAAAAAACCATATTGATATTCAGGCATTTGGTAATCAAATAAACCTTCACGTTGGAGACACTGGTAAAATAAATTTAGGTTCTAAGAATTTAAAACCTTTAGTTGATGGTGATGAATTAGTAAAAGTTCTCAGAGATTTAATCGCTGAAATTATAAACTTAAGAGATGGTGGATTTAGAACTCCAGCTGGGCCAGTATCGGGTATGAATCAGGAAAATGAAAACAAATTAAGAGCGATAGGAAGTAGATTATCAACTGTTTTATCGGGCACCGTTAAATTTCAAATGTAATGTGGGATATTTTTAAAGCTAGAGTTAAAAGAGTGATGGAATCTCCTCCGTTTTCTCCAGATGATTTAGCTAGGGAAATAGCTCAAGCATACGATACTTTATTAAAAACTCCTCCTTCCGGTGATTTAATGAATAAAAATCCTGTTCAAGTCGGAAACGTTCAGGCATTGGAACTAAAAATAAAATCAGTTTTACTTCAACAAGAAGCATCCGATGAGCAATTAGATATTATTAATGCCATAGCTAATGGTTTTATTCAATATTGGGCTGGGGCTACTTTGCAACCATTATATCCTCCTCTTATACCTGTTCCTGGTGCTATATCAAATATGTTACCGGTTCAGCAAGTTTTAGTTACTAGAACTGGAATCCAAACTACAATAGCTTTTACATACGAAGGATTGGATAATGTAGATGGATTTATAGATAAATTAATTTTGGCAGCAAATGTTCATTTGCTAACGGTTGGTGGTGAAATATTCACAACCGCGATTTTTCCAGGAGGAATTACCGCAGTGGGGGTTGGAACTTGGACAGGGTTTTCTGCCACCGGTAATGAGTTTGATATGAGCGGAGTACCATTAAACGCATTTCAGACAGATCCTAATAAATTAGCCGATTTGAAAAGAAAATTTGGATTTTTGGTTGATCCAGCTGAATTAGATGCGGCTCTTCAAGCGTTTGCGGATGAACAAAAAGTTAATCTTCCTGAAGTTGCAGGTGGTGTAGGAGAAGCAGTAGGAGATATTAGTTCTCTGGATTTGAGTGGAGAGTGGGTGAAAATTTGCGCAGCATATGTTTCTAAAAATGAAGGATTTACTGAGATTTCATCGTGGGATGTAAACGCATACCGATTAGGATTTGGAACTGATAAAATTTTACTTGATGATGGAACTATTAAAAGAGTATTACCTGTTGCTGACTATTATAAACAAACCAACCAGAAAAAAGTACCTCCTCCTATTGGTATGAAGACTACTCGAGCGAATGCTATGAAAATGTTAGAGCATGATTTAGTTAATCGTTTCAGACCAAGAGTTGTTGGAAATGATGTACATCAACTAACTGAGGATGAATGGAATAAATTAACTGAACCTGCTAAAGCAGCTGTGGTAAGTTATGCTTATAACTGTGGTAGCTTGAGAACAAAAATTGCTAAGGCTATTAAGGAAGGAAATTATGATTTAGCGGGTCAGTATATAAAAGAAGGGCCTACAAGTGGAGGTGGTGTAGTTTATCCAGGATTGATTAGAAGAAGATCCGAAGAATCGGCATTATTTTTATCACAACCACTTCCTATACAGGCCCCAACTGATATAACAGCTGGTGTTGCATCAACTAATGCAACAACTAATACGAATACTGCGGGATAGTATAAAATTAAAGATACAAATATTTATTAACATAAGCAAAGATATATGGATACTAACAAACTTTTTAAAGCTATTCAGCTTGTAGTAAAAGAAGAAGTTAAAAAACAAACTGCTGAGATTAAGGAACAGGTTAGAAAAGAAATTCTAGCTGAACTTAAAAAAGCTAGTGTAAAACCTACAATAGTTGAAAAGAAAATTGATAATCCTTTCGATAGAGCATTGGCTTTATTAGAGGAAGATAGAGAAGTTGAGCAAAAGCAATATACTAAAAACCCAACTTTAAACCAAATCTTGAATGAAACTGCGGTAAGACCTAATTTTAGTAGAACCGATGGAGAGTGGGGAACTATGACACCTGAAATGATTGGGTATGGTAATCCTCAGGTGGGGTATCAAAATCAATCTTCTCCGATGCCACAAACAGGAAATGATATTATCGATAAAGCAATAATGAGAAGTGCTCAGGTTTTGAAAGCGAGTAAAGATAAAAATAGATAAGATAAATGGCGATAGTAATTGGGCCAAAATTAGTTAAAGATTTACCAGAGCAGGATAGAGTTGCTATTGGTGTAACGCTCCCTTTTCAAAGAGGGGCTAATGGATATTTTGCTCAATCATACCAAACTATCGACCAAATAAAATCAAACATTAAAAATCTTTTACTTACAAGAAGAGGAGAAAGATTAATGCACCCAACATTTGGAACTTCATTATATGAAGCTCTTTTTGAACAAAATACTGATGATTTGGAAATTAAAGTACAAACATCGATAGAAGAATCTGTTGCACAATGGATGCCATTTGTATCTATTGAAGAGATTTTAGTAGATCAATCAAATAGTGATAGAGATAGATATAATTTTAATATTTCACTATCATTTAGGGTTTCGGGACAACAAAATTTAGAGACTGTAACTTTTAATATAGTTGAATAATGGCATTTAAAGTAACAAATAAAAAAATAGGAAGAAATAGTAGAGATATAAGCTATTTAGGTAAAGATTTTCAATCATTTAGAGATAATTTGGTTGAATATGCTAAAACATATTTCCCATCTTCTTACAATGATTTTAATGAAGCATCGCCTGGTATGATGTTTATAGAAATGGCATCATATATTGGAGATGTATTGGGTTATTATACCGATTCTTCCCTAAAGGAGAGCCTTATTCAATTTGCTTCAGAAGAGAAAAATGTTTTTGCGTTAGCAAATCTTTTAGGGTATAAACCAAAATCTACTTCTCCTGCAATTACTACAATATCAGTATATCAATTATGTAAGGCAACCTCTAATGGTGAATTGGATACTAAATATTTATTGAGAATAAATCCAGGATTAGAGGTAAGGTCTAATTCAGTTTCCGGACTTACATTTAGAACTGTGGAATCATTAGATTTTAACGATGAAAATGATAGAGAGGTAACCGTATATAGTACAACGAATATTACTAATATTCCAGATTATTTCTTAGTAAAGAAAAAAATACAGGCAATATCTGCCACCGAAAAAACGTTTGAACAAACATTTACAACATCTGAAGCCTTTCAAAAAATAGATTTATCGGATATAAATGTAATTTCGGTAGAAAGTGTAATAGATGATAATGGAAATAAATGGTATGAAGTTCCATATTTGGCACAAGAAACAATTTACATTGATTACCCAAATGTTGAGCAAAATGATCCAGATTTATATCAATTCTCTACAACTGTCCCTTATTTGTTAAAATTATTAAAAACATCTAGAAGATTCGTTGTAAAGACGAACGATGATTTTACTACATCGATTCATTTTGGTGGAGGTGATAGTTCCTTAAGTGATGAGTTGATTATACCAAACCTTAAAAACGTAGGATTGGGATTAAACAACTCAATAGATAGAATGGCTGAATCATACGACCCTACTAACTTTTTGAAAACAAAATCTTATGGGCAATCACCATCTGCAAATAGTACACTAACTGTTACCTATTTAGTAGGAGGTGGGGTTTCATCAAATGTACCGCAAGGAGATTTAACTTCAATTACAAATATTGTTTTTAATGAAGATTTGAATGATACATATTCTGATTTTGATTTAGTAGTTTACAATTTTGCAAAAAATTCATTAGCAGTTGAAAATGAAATACCTGCAAAAGGTGGTAGAGGAGTTGATACAATAGATGAAATAAGAGAAACTGCATTAGCAAATTATGCATCTCAAAATAGAGCTGTAACTGCTAAAGATTATCAGGTGAGAGCTTTATCGATGCCAGTAAAATATGGTTCAGTTTCAAAAGTATTTGCAATAGGTGATAATTCATTAAATTCAAATTCACCAGAAGCTATTCTTAATTCAACTGAAAATGTTACTGAATTTGCGGAAATAGTACGAAGTATAGTAAATTCATCTTTAGCAAAAGGGGGGAAATTACCTACTACTAATGAAATAAAAGATAATGTAAGAAGTTTTGTTCAGAAAACAACGCAAAGTGCGGAACAAGTAAATCCATTTGCAATCAATCTTTATACATTAGGATATGATGCGAATGGTAAACTTACAAATCTTAACAGAGCTGTAAAGGAAAATCTTAAAACATATTTAAATGAATATCGAATCCTTACTGATGGTGTTAATATAATAGATGGATTTGTGATTAACATAGGAATTAATTTTGATGTAACTGTATATAGAAATTATAATAGCAGAGAAGTTGTACTGAGATGTATTGAAGAAATTAAATCATTCTTTGCAATTGAAAATTGGCAATTCAATCAAACAATAAATCTATCTGATATTGAATTATCATTGGCAATGGTTGAAGGAGTAGCTTCGGTTCAAAAAGTTGAAGTTGTAAATAAATGTGGAGGTGGATACGCGAGAAATAGTTATGATATTAAAGGTGCTACAAAGAATAAGATAATTTATCCTTCATTGGATCCATCTATCTTTGAAGTTAAGTTTCCTGATAAAGACATAAAAGGAAGAGCAGTATAATGATTCATTTTGTAACAGCATCAAAAGATGCAACGGTATATACCTTATATAAAACCAAAAATACTGGTTTAGATGAAATATTGACGGTATCAAAACACTATTCACGATTTGCTGAAAAAGATGATGCAAGAGTTTATATTAAATTCGATACTGAAAATATACCTTCATATGTAACTGCATCTTCTGTAACTATGGATTTAAAACTTACGATGGCAGAAGAGATGCCAGTAAGTTTTTCCCTTTACGCATATCCTGTAACCGAAAGTTGGAATATGGGAATTGGGACATTTATTTTTACACCTTCAAATGAAGATGGTATAACTTGGAACACTCAACCTGGGTTTGTAACATCTTCAATTAGTGGGTCTCAAACATTTACATACCAAAGTTTAGATGTTGAGATGGATGTTAAATCAATTTATGATTATTGGACTGGTTCTACAAATTATGGCTTAGTTTTAAAGCATTCAATAGGAGCAGAATCTTCATCTTTAGATTATGGTATAATGAATTTTTATTCGAGAGAAACTAATACCATAAATCAACCTTTATTAAAATTGGGGTGGGATGATACATCAGGTTCTTTTTCAACTGGTTCATTGGGCCCATTGAGTGGTTCATCGATTATAGTTAAAAGTAAAGAATTAAAGCCTGCATACTATGAAGGTGGAAAGGTTAAAATTAAAGTAATTGGTAGAGATCAATATCCTTTGAAAACCTTTTCTAATTCATTCTCTTATTTGGATGTAAAATATCTTCCAACAAGTTCATATTATGCTATCAGAGATGAAATTACAAAGAAGAAAATTATAGATTTTTCTACTTATAGTAAGATAAATTGTAATTCAGAAGGAAACTATTTAGTATTCGATACTACTAATTTTCCTAAAAATAGAGTTTATAGACTTTTATTTTTGATAGAAAGAGATGGGTTTGAAGAATATTTTGAAGATGATTTAACATTTGAAATAAGAAGTAATGGAGTTCGAGTTGATTAAAAAAGATTTACAAAATAGTGGTTCTCTTGTAGCAAGGGATAGAAACTCCGTTTATTTTGAGGCAACTCTTGATGAAGATAAGACGGGGTTTGTTTATGCTCCTTCAAAGAAAAGAGTTTACAATACCGATGAATTAAAAAAAGCTATTGATGTAAATGTTTTTGAATTAATTCCTACTTCACCTGAATTAGAATTAGATTTAGTACCTAGGCCAGTTTATAATGAAGTAACTCGTTCATTAGAATTAGCTAGATTAACAATAGAATCACAATCTCTGCAAATATCTGATTTAGAAAGAGAGGTTGCAGATTTAACGGCTATTTCGGCATCATTGGATGTAGAATTGGATAGTGAAAGATTATTAAGAGTAACTGCTGAAGCAAATGCGGAAAACTTAAGAACTCAATTTGCTATTATTACTGATCAACTCCAAACTAATATTCAAAGAATGACATTGGATGGAATTGAAAACTCAGCACTTAAAGCTAGAAACGAAGGTCAAAACGCAACTATTGAATCATTAAAAAAACAAGTTGATAGCCTGACAGAGCAATTAAATGGTAAAAATGCCAGAATTGCGGAGGGGGCGAAGGCAGGGGCTGATATTACGGTTAGAGTAATAAATAAAGGAGACCAGAGATATAATGATTTAACCTTTAGAGGTAGAGCAAAAGATGATGGTAATGGTAGCTGGATAAATGGGCCTGAGGTAGAACTATTTAATTTCTCATTAGATGTTCAGAATGTTTCAATTTCACAAAAAGGAGTTGATTTCTTAAACGGCCCATTCGCAGTAACTTTACAACCACAAGAAAAGAAAACCATTTCATTTACAACTAATAAAGGTAAGGTAGATGATTATGCACCTAGTGCAGGATTTGGATTTACGGGCGATAAAGAATATACAGGTACATTAGAATTTAAGACATCTAAAGGAACTGTTTCACTATCATTAGCGGTTCAGAAACAAAGAGGAAACCAATGGGGATAAAATAAATTAAAATGGCATTAACTAATTTTAAAAATATCGATGAAGTAATAAATGAAGGAACTTCCCTTACAACAGAGTTAAATCCTATTGATTTAGCTTTGATTGATAAGGGGTTTAAGGCTACTCCATTTAATATCGGTGTTAATGATACGTTAGAATTTATTTTATATGATTCATCTAATAACATTTTAGAGCAAAAAGATTATGGAAACGTAAGATACATAATGGGTGAGCAGATAAATGAGTATCTAATTAGAAGTGAAAATTTAACTGATAAACTCAATGATGGTGGTGGATTTTTAATTGATATTAAAAAATTAATAAAAGAAGCTGGATATAACATTGGTATTTTTAGAGTGCAATTAAATTTTGTAAACGATAGAGTTGGTAGTTCAATTACTAAAGATAAATTATGGATTCAAGAAATTTCTCCGACTAGGTTAGAATTAAGATTATTACCTTTTGATAACTTTGAAACCAATAACCCAATCGATATAGATACTAAAATAGACTTAAATCAGGCCTATAATAGTTTTGTATTAAATAAATTTAGTGGAGATGAGGTATATTCGGAAATAGATGAAATTCTTAATAGATTAACTCCATCTGAATTATATAATACTTTTAAAAAAATAAAAAGTGATTCTTATATCAATCAATTAGCATCGGAATTCGGTATAAACTCTTTTGAGATATTTTTTTTTAAAGTTTTAGAAAGCATGAAGATTAGTGTTAGATATGCTTTACTTCATAAAAACTCAACTATCAATAGTAATGATTTTGGGAAACCATTAGGTGATATTGTAGATTTTACATATTATAATAAAAAGGATATCGTAAATCTATTAAATAGGAAATTTGAAGAATCAGTTGATTATCATTTACCTAAGAGAACTTTATCTGATCAAGTTAGATTGGACAATTTAACTCAAAATAGTATTGATAATTTAAAAAATTTGGTACAAACTATTAAATCTGATAAAACTCAACAATATGGTAAAGTTGCTACAACTGTATATCAACCAAAACCAATGGATGAGGTAAGAGAATCATTTGTAACCGAAAAGGTAGTTATACAAAATCCAATAGAACCCGATAAACCAGTTGTTATAGATGTTCCTATATTAGTTGATTCTCCTCCGCCAACTCCTTTAGTAATCGAACCATTTGAACCAAGTGATGATTCAACTGAAAGAGAAAGATTAAGAAGATTGCAAGAAGAAATGATGTATCAACAAGGTGGAATGGGAACTCGTTTTGATACACCATACCAATCTCCTTACGAAACACAAACTAGACAAGGAAATTCAGGAGGAGGTGGTCTATCAAATGAATATTTATCAAATGAAGACTATATCAGAGATTACGAAAGAAGAAACGTTGAAAATATACAATAATGCCAATACCATCTAGAAACGGATTTTATACTGGTCAACAATTCACCAATGAACTTGGTGAAAGATACGTTTGGATAGGTTCTGAATGGAGACCTGCCGGGAATGATAATTACACTCCCGTACAAAACCCACGTGAAGTGAATATTACCTTTAACACTTTTTTAGAAGAGGGCGGAAATCCTGTTCAAGTTAAAGTTTTAGTCAATGGGAATGATTGGGCAGATAGTACTTCTACAAATGGAAAATGTACACTTAAATTTTTTGATTATCAAATTTTAAACCCAACTGAAATATCTTTTTTAGGAAATAATGTAAAAACTAAAAAGAGATATACTATTCAAGCTAGAGTTAATCAAGAAAACGATGTTGTAATAAACGAAATCGATGAATCCATCGGGAATTTACCTATACCACCTAATAACGGTGAAATATTTACACTTGAGCCAAGTCTTAATTTCACACTACTAAATGGTGGTGGCGGAGGAGGATTTAATTTCGGTGGAAGTGGGGGTGCAACGAGAGAAGTTAATCCAAATGATTTTAGAGGAGCGGGATATGGAATAGCTGAAATTACACAACGAGAAAATATACAATAAAAATATTTATTAACTAATGGAGAAAAGAGAATATTTCGTACCACCTTCTAATCAAATAAATTTACAATTGGATGTTCCTTTTGTAAAATTAGGTGCGGGTGTCCCTGAAACCATAAGTGAACCTCAATTAACTTTAGGAACTGATTTTGTATCGGTAATAGTAGAAAATACGTTAGAGGGGCGAGATTCGGTAAGAGTAATAGCTGATGCTCAAAAGGAAAGTAATGGAGTAGGAATTAGACCAAGAGGAAGTAGTACGATTGTAAGAAGGGGTGAAGTAATACAAATTCAAAAAGATTCAAAAATTTCTATTGTAAGAGCTAATCCTAATCTTTACAATATTAGAAGTATTAAAATATATGATGAAAATAATATTTTAGTAAAAGAAACTAATTCCAATACTTTTGATTTTGAAGGAATTAATAGGGATTATAGAATAGTAGTTGATAGTGTTGCAATAGAATCTACTTTAGAATTGCCATCTTTCCTAACTCCTATAAAACAAGGATATGTATGGAATACCGAATACTCTAAAGAATTTAGTTTAAAGGTAAATGTATCGAACTCTACTCAATATGTAAGATATTTGTTTATCAACCAACCTGGTTCTGATGAAAAAGGCTCTAAAAAAGTAAATGTTTCTAATAATGAAGCGATTATTAATATTTCTAATCCACAGGAAATTGGTAGATTTGAATTAGTAATTTTCGCTGGTAATGATGTAGTTGGTGAAAGAGATGAATTAAGAACTTTCATAGAAATAGTAAGAGAACAAACTTATGGTGAACCTGATGTAACTCAGATAATCTATGATAGAAATATAGTAGAGGCAGATTTAAGACCTTTAGATTTTAACTTTGAATTTGATTTACAAAGTATAAATTCTCAAGGTATTCAAATTTTATTAGGAGAAAATGTAATTAATGAATTATACGTTCAGAATAATAAAGGTAAAGTAGTTTTTAGTGCAAAAGAATTATATAATTCATATAAAAATTATTTTAACGAAACTGCTAAAACATATTTTTTAACATTCGGATTCAGACCATTTTTTAATGGGATTGATAGTAAGATATTTGGAAAAACTGAAAGTATTTCAATTACAGTTCAGAGAACTCAATTTTTATTAGATAAAAATAGCGTAGTAAGAGAAATATCAGGTGTATTTTCTCAATTATTTTCAGGTGGGGATACAAAAAAATTATATGAAGACCAGATTATTTTTGAAGATGATAAACACCTTTATTATCAAGTAAGAGTAGATGCATCGAACTCATTCGTATTAACAAATGCTGCGGTAGATAGATTAACCTATTCGGTTTTAGATGGAAAAGTTGTTGAAACTCAATTTGAAATCGATACTGAAACAGGAAGCACTAGAAAGAAAAAAGGTTATTTAGATTACGGGGCGTTGGTTGTTAAATTATTAGAACCTCTTCCTGCTACAATAGATTTAAATACTCAAGTTTGGATTTCAAAGCAAATCATCCCATCAATTGTAGAATCAATTGTAATAAGTGATGAGGATGATGATAAGTGTATTCCATTAAAACCAAATTTTGGAACTGAAATTGTATCTGAAACTGGGTTACAATATTTTGATGAAATTATATCGAGTGGTAGTTTAACATCAACTCAATTAGTAAACCAATATATTAGTAGAAGTGAATTTACTTTAGAAGATTTAGATTTAAATTATACTAGTGGTAGTGATGTAACTTCTGAATATTTTTTAAAGTTTAATAATTTTGTAAACTTTGGAAGTGCTTTAACGAGAATTGAAAATTTTCAATACAAAGTTGGCGCAATTGAAGAGTGGGGAAATAAAATAGATACAACTTTATATTCAGCAAGTTTATTATCAACTTCATCAAATTCATTATTGACAAGTGCATCTTATGATGTAAAAATACAAACTATTAAGAATGGATTTGATGGGTTTGAAAGAAAAATGTACGAAGATTTTTCAATCACATCTTCACTAAGTAATTTCTTTACGTTCCAATCAACATATGCAGAGATTTATGATAGAGGTAATAAAAATTACTTAGTAAAACACATTCCACAATATCTTCAAGAAACATCTGATAATATTGAATACCTAACATTTTTAGAAATGATAGGTCAACACTTTGATATACTATGGGCGTATATCGGAGGAATTAATAGAGCTAGAAAAGTTGAAAATAAATCAATCGATGGTATTCCTGATAGTTTAGTTTATGAATTGTTAGAATCTTTTGGATGGGATCCTAAATCTCCTTTTGATGGAAAACAATTATGGAATTATGCATTTGGATTAACTGATAATCAATCAGTAGGTTCAAATACAAATTTATTGGGTAATAATGTTACAAGTACATATACACCTGAAACTGCGAGAAATCAAGTTTGGAGAAGAATACTAAATAATTTACCTTATTTATTAAAACATAAAGGTACTAGAAAATCTATAAATGCAATTTTAAGTTGTTATGGCGTACCATCATCTTTATTGACAATAGTAGAATTTGGTGGGCCTTCGAGTACACCTTCGGATACTAATAAATTTACATATGAAGATAGAAGTGCATTCTTAAATGTAAGTGGAAGTGATTATTTAAATGTTCCGTGGATTAATGGAATACCAAACGCAGTTCAATTAAGATTCAAAACTAATAATAAAGAAGAAGCCGAAATTCTTAGAGCAGTTTCAGGAAGTAATTATTGGAAAGTATCAATAGAAACAACAGGAAGTTCTTTATTTGGAAATGTAAATTTCGAGTTAGTAAATGATAAAGTTGATATTGATTATCCATTTTTAGATGTAACCTCATCTTATACGAGTAGTATGAGTATTGAGAATGTACCACTTTATGATAATGAATTTAAATTTTTAACTATTCAAAAATCTACCGAGTGGAGTGGTGGATTATTATATGATACATACACAATGCATTTGAAAGAAGCATTGGGAGATAGAATAAAATTAAGTAAAAGTTCATCTCTTATTTTACAAGTATCATCTTCCGCATCGTATGTTGATGGTAATACTTATTATTCTGGTTCAGCATGGGATTACGATGGAATGTTGTATATCAATGGTTCTGGATCAATTGATGGATTGGAGGGTTCAATTGATGAATTTAGATTATGGAATACTGCTATTTCAGCATCAGTTATTACATCTCATACATTAAATCCTGATGTAATATTTGGCAATCATGTTTCGTCATCTACCGAAGATCTTTTATTTAGATTAGATTTTGAATATCCTAAAAATCTTTACACAACATCATCTATTAAAAATGTTGCACCGATTACATCATCGTATTGGGGAGGTATAACTGCAAGTATATCATCTAATTACACCGCTTCAAATTCTTACCCATACCAATATGAAACTTATGAAAGATTTGTAACCGCTGAAGTTCCTCAAATAGGATTCGTAGGAAAAGATAAAGTTAGATTAGAAGATATTGAATTGAATGGTCAATTATCTTACAAAGCTAGAGCAACTAAGAAAGCATTTGATAGAGCACCAATTGATTCCAATAGATTAGGATTATTTTTCTCACCTGTTAAAGAATTGAATTTAGATATTCTTCGTTCTTTGGGTGCAATAAATATTGGAGATTATATTGGAGATTGGGGTGATGAATATGGTAAAGATACTTATGATGATTTAGTAGATTTGAGAAATTATTATTTCCAAAGAACAAATCTTAATTTTGATGAATATATTAAACTTATTAAATCAGTAGATAAGTCTTTATTTGATATGCTGGAGCAGGTTATTCCCGCGAGAGCAAATGTATCAAAGGGTATATTGATTGAGCCATCTATATTAGATAGGAGTAAAATAAAAATCAATAGACCGATTGCCGAAAATATTTACCATTCAGCATCTTTTGATTTAACACAAAATCAAACTATAACATTAGATTTACCTTATTATACATCAAGTTTAGATGTTGAACTAAATAGACAATTTGAAGTAACCACTCCTTTTTATACTTCTTCGTATGATGTAGATAATTTAGTTTCATTAAATTCAGAATATTCTTCATTTGAAGCAACTCAATCCATTGTAACCGATGAATTGGTAAAAGGTGATATACTTGTTAATTCAGGTTCTACTATGGGGGGTATAGAGATTTCAATAAATGCTGGGTTAAGAAACCCAACTATTTTAGGAGAATATGATTTAGAGGAATCATATCAACAAGTAGGAAATGATGCAGATTCACCATTTAATTTAGGTTTCGGGTTATATGGAGAAAACGGAGCTTTAGATAGAACATATTTTAGAGAAGATGGTACATTGGTATTAACTCAGAGATATAATGCGTATATTATAACCGTAAAATATGCTAGATTAGTTCCTTATAGAGTACCTGCGAATGGATTATCATCTTCATTATTTAATACAACAAAATTAGGAGCAACTGATAAAATAGAATTGGAAACAAAATATCGTTTTGAGAAAAAACTTATTTTAATAAACCCTATCGAAAATAACATATTTAAAACTCAACTCTACATTCATTTTATGTGAATGTTTTAGCAGGATTGGGTACGTTTCCTTTTGGAAAGGGTGTTATAACCGATATTAAGGTATTCGATGGATATACAACTGGACATTATAGAAACACAAAGGATACTGCCAGAGGATTAGAAAATAGTTTTTACTTAGGTTCTAAGCAAAGTTCAACTACTACTTTAGATGGAGCATCTGCGGTAGAAGTATTCGTAACTAATCCAAATAGATTGAAAGTTGCTGATTCCGGTAGAGGTAGTGGTGAACCAATTTTGGAAGTTGATTAAAAAAAAGTGATAAAACTAAAAGGTTATATATTTATTATTAAAAAAGACCAAAACATTTAAAAATGGCTTACTTAGATAATTCAGAAATCATTGTAGATGCTATCCTTACTAAAAAAGGTAGAGAAAAGTTAGCAGCTGGACAATCTTTAAATATTACTCAATTCGCTTTGGGAGATGATGAGATTGATTACCAATTATATGATGCAGCACACCCAAAAGGTTCTGCATATTATGATGCGGCTATTAAAGCTATTCCTATTTTAGAAGCATCTCCAGATGAAACACAAGTTTTAAAATATAAACTTGTAACTCTTCCAAAAGGAACAACTAAAATACCTCAGGTATCAATCGGAACAACTGCAATCAGCACTAACCAAACAAGAGGTAAAGTTACTATTACACCTTCAACTTCTCCAGCAGGAAATGGAACTTCAGGATATACTGCTGTATTAGCAGATAAAACTGCGGGAACATTAGTTGGATTGGGTGTTGCGGCAGCCGGAACTATTGCAGTAAGCGACTCAATCGCAGCAACTGCAGATGTTAAGAGAGGAACTACATTTGAATTCATTCCTAATCCAGCATTAACCGCAACAATTGTAACAACTTTGACAGTTTATGGAAACGAAACCGGAGGTTCAGTTTCTATTCCTGTGACAGTAAACTATGTAGCATAAAAAAATTAATATAGAAAATGGCACAAATTACAGGAGCACAAGGAGCAGCATTAACACAACAATTATCCCAATATCTTATTGATAATGCGGGAGTTATTGATTCAACTGCTATTGCTAATATTATAAACTCAACATTACCTCCAAATGAAAGATTGGGTGTAGCAAATGGTGGTGTATTATCTCAAGGTATTTTTAAAAAATTTGGTGAATTTGATAAAATTTCAAATAAAATTGAAGTTGTAACTGAAGGATTATGGAGTAATGGAAGCGGAAGTTTACTTTCAACTATTGCTACCGGTTCTACTTCTACCGTTGCGGGACACAGTGGGTCTGATGCATCTAAGTATTATTTAAACGTTTATTTAGATGGAACAAATACTGGTTCATCTGCACCCGTTGAGTTTGCAGTAGCATATGGACATAAATACGGAAGTGGTTCAGTACAATTAACAACTTCTGATTCAGCTTTATTACCAACAAAAGCAATTTATTCTCAATATAGAATTCTTTTAAATGATAATTTTGAAGGAGAAGCAGATGAATTCTTCACCGTATATTCATCATCAATTGAAGATGGATACTCTATTGATCACGCTTATGTTATCAATTTAGCAAGAGCTAGATATAGACAACAGGCAGATGCAGGTAATTTAACTCTTACATTGAGTGGTTCAAATGGTTCTTCATTCACTTTCATAGATGATAGTGGTAAGAAATTTTCCGATAAAGCGGGTAAAGCAGGAACTGTATTTAATATAGTATCTGGATCAACAAATGTAGGAACTGAGGCGGCAGCGACAATCAATACTTATACTGCATCAAATGCACAGGGATTTGGTAAATTCTATCCTAAATTAGGTATTATTTTATTAAACCCAACTGCAGTTGCATCGGTTGTAGGTAGTGAATTCTTACCAACAACTTCATCTGCACCATCGGTTGAAACATATAATCATAGAAAATTATTTAATGCAATTAAAGGTGGTGGTGATTTTGAAATGAGAAGAACTGAAAATGTATCAACTCAACATTTCTTTGTAAGAGCTACAAATAGAGAATTCAACTTCTCTAATAACCCAACTTATACAACTGGTTCGGATGGAACATTTAAAGAACCATCTTTTGAAACTGATCCTAAGACATATATAACATCAGTTGGTTTATACAATGATGCTAATGAATTGATTGCTGTGGCTAAAACTTCACAGCCAATCGCAAAATCCTTCGATAAGGAGGTGTTGATTAAGGTAAAACTTGATTTTTAATTTTAATTTTTAAACCTTAATTTTAAATAAAACCCGCTTCGGCGGGTTTTTTAATATCTTATATTTATATGTGATATGTTTAAATCAATTCCAAAATCAGATATAACCGTTAGACCATTTAAAGTCTTTAAAAATTGGACTTTAGATTATCAAACTGCACCTTTATATGCGGTTGAACACCTTTCTGGTTCATTTGAAGATAATGAAAACAGGGAAGTGGCGGGATATAAGGAATATTCACTATATAAGAGTATAAATCAATTATTTTATGCTAATGCGGGGAAGCAGGTAGGTGTAGTTACGAATTGGAATTTGAGAAAACACAATGCCAGAAAACAAACTACATATCAAGTAAAACTTACTTACAATTTAGCAGCTCCAACTACAACCACTTATTTATATTATTACTCTGAATCTGAAAAAAAGTACATTAATGAATTTCAACAATTTTTGGATGAAAACAAATATAGTGTAAATGATAATGGGATTATTTTTGAAGGTAAGATAACCGATATTACCAAAGTTTATGGATTGATGAACAATTATGGTTCATTGAGTGAGAGAAAACTTGGTGATAGATTTTTATTTTGGAATATTCCTCAGCGATATGTCGGTGAAGGAATTAAACCAAATTCATTGGTAATAACTGATTACTCTACAATATCAGGTGATGATTATGCTAAAATTGTAGATGATGGTAAGGGGAATCTACGATATTTAGGGAGAAGTTTTGTTACAGTTGAAAGTATAGATATTGAAAATGAAACTATAACATTCATAATGAGTGATGGTATTACTTATGAAATGGATTTGGTAGCATTTAATCTAGGAGATGAGGAAGCAGGAACTGAGGGATATTTTATAGTGAGTTATAACGGGAGTCCGAATTCACAGACAACTATTTTTAGTTATGATGTTTCATCGGGAACTTTATACGCATTAGGTAATTTCAATTTTCCATTGGTATTATCTGAATATAATAAAGCTACTACTATTGGTAATATTTTTTATTCAAATGGTATAATAACAATCACTCAAGGTACTCAAAAAACAAAAGATAGTTTAGAAGAAGGAGAAAATTATAATTTTGGAAGTGGTAATAATTGGGATATGAGATTTCAATCTACTAAAACAATTTATGAAAATGAAGTATTCTTAGAGGTAAATCCAACTGAATTTAATTATTCAACAAACCCATCTGCTACTAAATTTTATGACGGGGATGTTTATATTAGAAAATATATACCATTTATACCTGCTACAGTTACATCAAACACAACTGAATATGATTTAGATTTCCGACTAGTATCCGATTACGATGGCGCTACAAAAATAGGTTTTGATGAATATGAATATAGTTCATCTTTAGACCCAACTGGAAGTTATCTGGCACCTTATATTACGACAGTTGGATTATACGATGAAAATTATGATATGGTTGCGGTAGCGAAAATACCTTCAAAGCCTAAATCAACACCTGATTATCCAATAAATTTTGTTATTCGTTTCGATACTTAATATTTATATAAAACAACATAAACATGGCACAAATCATAGATACTTACAAAAACTCAAAAATTGCTGAGAAAAACGCACCTTCTCAAAAGACTGATTTTATCAAACCTAAAGTAGGTGGACTTTTAGCAGTTAAGGGATTTACATCTAAAGCGTTAGTGGGTAATTCAGATTATAATTTAGATGATAAGGTTTTATCTGCGGCTAGAAAGGGACAAGCAGATTTAACAAAATATTCGGATAAAATAAAAAGATAATATACTTTATTGTTACAATATGTGGTTATATGATAATAAAATAGTTTCAGAAATTTCTGAAATGCCAGAAGGTACATTTGGGTTTGTATATGAAGTTTTACATATACCATCTCGGAAAAAATATATTGGCAGAAAACAAATAGTATCAGTACTCACAAAAGCATTAGGCAAAAAGGAATTAGCGGAACTAACTGATAAAAGAGCCAGTAAGAAAAAGAAAATTCAAAAAGAGAGTGATTGGAAAACTTATTATGGTTCTCACTCTGAAATTAAACAACTAATCAAAGAAGGTAAAGCTGAAGAATTTAAAAGAACGATTCTTCAGTTTGCCTTTTCACCAAAGCACCTAACTTATTTAGAAACTAAATATCTTTTTTCACTGTCTGTTTTGGAAAAGGGAGATGAGTATTTCAATGATAATATTTTAGGAAAATTTTTTAGAAAAGATATTTCAATTATATGAAAGACCTCTTAATGACTTTTGGGTGTTCGTTCACTTATGGAGAGGGTTTAGAATTTCATTGTTTAATGGATAATTATCCAGATTCATTTTCTTTATATAAGAATAGAACTAATTATTATCATACCCATTCTATATTTAGTTCTTTATATGAATTAGTAGAATTTAGAGAGAGCAATAAGTATTCATCTCTTTTAAAAAATTTTATTAGTTGCACATTAATGAGTAAAGCCGAAAATGGCGGATGTAATTATCGTAATATAGAGATGATGGAACTCTATATAGAATATTTAAATAAAGAAAAAAAATTCACACCAAAATATTGTGTATTTCAACTAACTAATATAATAAGAGATGTCATTGAATTTTCTGGAAATCATTCTTTACTATGTGATGATGCGGAGAGATGGTTGGGTAAAGAATTAAAAGCAGAATTAATTCAGAATGTTAGTACATTAAATGACCCATTAAGAGATAAAAAATTAAATTTTATAATTTCTAAAATTTTTTCAATTTTGATAGATAGAATAAATAAAAATTTTATAATATTAGAAAGTATGGGGTGTAAGTGTACTGTATTCAATGGAGTTGAAGATGAATATTCGCATCATTTGGTAAGTGAGATACTTCTACAAAACAAATTTTATATGCCTATAATTTTTAATAGAAGTGAATATCGAAGTTGGGATCATATGAATAAAGAAAACTTTTTAACATTAAAAAAGAATATTGATGTGAACGATGACCACCCTTGTTTAGATTCACATAAATGGTTGGCTAATACTTTGTATAAGAAATATTTGGAATTAACGAAATAATTTCATACATTTGGGTATGAAAAAACTTTACATTTTTGGTGATTCATTTTCAATGATGACAGAGAATTTATTGGATAGTGTATCCAATCGTATTGAAAACAATTCTCATTCATCATTATCAAATGATCACATCATCAAATTGGTAAAATTAAAGATATTAAAGCTAATAAAAAATAATGAATTTTCCAACATTTTAGTTCAACTAACTACTCCTAACAGGTTATTGGTAAATTATAATTCTAAATTTACTGGAATTATTTCAAATTTAGAAGCTCTAAATTACAATCATAAAATTTTGTTTAATGCGGATAAGGAAATATTTGAACCAAATCGGTATATTTCACTATATCCTTTTTTTGGCTCATATAAAGATGATTTGATTAAAAACTTATTTGTGCCATATACTGATTATATAATTAACGGTAATTATTTAAATTTATTAAGAGACTGGATTTTAGAACTGAGTATCCTAAAAGAATTGGCTGTAAAAAATAATATAAACTTAGAATACTTTTTTTATACAAATGATTATGATATCATTTTGAAAAAGTTTGAAATTGAATCCACTATCTTAAATTCATTTCATATAAAGTTTGAAGGGTTTCATAGTTTAGAATCTTATTTGAAAGAAGATGGTAATCAACAATACTTTGTTTCAAAAATGGATAAACATTTTAATGAGGATGG